GCGCGCTCGACCCTGAGCCGGAAGCCGAGGGTCGTGCGCGCACGCAAAACGCCTGTTGCGCGCGCTGCACCCTCAGCCCCAACGTCAGGGTCGAGCGCGCACCAATCGCTTGACTGCGCGCCGCACCCTGGCCGGAATCAGGTCTCGTCGGTTGCTTTGACATGGGCTCGCTCCCGGGTTCGCGTGCAGTACACCACCGGCTCATAGCGCCCTTCTTGCCAGCGATGCACTGATCCCTGGAACAGCGCGTCTTGCAGGAACAGGTCTGCGCGTCGTTTCGACAGGCCCAGTTCTTTGGCGGCATCAAGAATGGCGGCTTTGGTTCTCGGTTCGTCGCTGATGCACGCGGCGACAAACCGCTCGGTCGTCCATTCGGGGTCGGGTGGTGCATCGGTCGTGGCCGGTTTTTCGCGTTTCTTCGGTTTCTCGCTCCGCAGCAGCGTCGGGTCGAGATCGTCGGCCAGGGTCCACACCGGGAAGGCCCAGCGCAAGCACCTCGGCATCACCGGCGGCCAGGAGCGTACCGCCGCCTCCAGCACAACCACGTCGTCCTCCTCGTGCGGGCGCAGGACGAGGTGCGTGTCGGTCGCCCGGCTCTGGCTGCCGGCGCCTGCGCCCACGTCGGTGATCGCCTTGCCCGACTGGTTGCCCTTGCTGGTGTGGTGGATCAGCACGAAGCAGCAGCCCAGGAGGTCGGCGTAGCGGTCGATGGCGTTGTAAACGTTGGCCATCGTGCCGTTGTCGTTCTCGTCCATCTCCCGCGGCATGAAGCGATACATGGCGTCGAGGATGATCACGCGGAATCGCCCCGGCTCCAACGAGCGGAAGTACGGCCCCAGCGAGAAGATGTCCTGCCAGTGCCCGCGCAGGTTCTGCACGTAGACGCGCTGTCCAACTTCACTGAGGCCGATCTGCCGCGCGACTGCGACCTTGGGGATGCGGTTGGCCGAAGTCTCGCCATGCAGCTCGTTGTCGATGATGAGCACGTCGCCCGGTTCGGTCGTGAACGTATCGAGCCAGGGCCGGCCCGTGGCGACGGCCAAGGCCAGGTCGGTGACCAGCCAGCTTTTGCCGATCTTCGGGGCGGAGATGACGTTCATCGTCTCGCCCCGCCGCAGCAAGCCGTGCATCACCGGCGGCCGCAGGTCGGGATAGCGCGCCACCAGGTCGGCCAGGCTGACCGGGGCCAGCTGCGGCGGCTGGGCCAGCATCATCTGGTCCCAGTGCCCCTCGGCCATAGCCGTCGCGATCTGGTCCGGCTCGTACCGGGCGACGCTGGCGGCGATGCGCTCCACCTCGGCCGGCTCAAGCCTCGGCCGGCAGCGGTCGTCGTTGACCTGGCACAGCGCCGCCAGGATTTCCGACCGGGTCATACCCACGCGGCGCATCGTGCCGGCCAGGCGCGCCAGGGTCGCGTTGCGTTGCCCGGTTGGGATTTTGTTCGCCTCGTCCTGGCCGGCCGCGACGTGGGCCAACGTGGGCGTTCCGTGGGCCAACCCGTCGAGTTCCTGGATCAACCAGGGCGGCGGTTCGGGCAAGCGTTCTGGCGGCTCGTCGAGTTCCAGGCCCGGCGCCCAGCGGTAGGCGCGTCCTTCGACCACGGATGGCGGAACGAGGATGTAGCCGCCGTCCGTGCGGGTATCGACGTGCAGGGCCAGGCGCGATTCCGTGCAACGCCATGATTTGCCCGCCGGCCGGCGAAAGAGGTAATGCCTCCCGCCGCGAGGCGTCAGCCCCATTGCGCCGGTCTGGGCCAGGTCGGCGCTGCGTTCCGGGTCGCCCGGCCAGGGGTTGGCCTCGCCGTCAATATCGACGACCACCAGCCCCGCCGTCGGTATGCCGATGTTGGCGTTGGGGTGCTGCGCCCACCAGCGTTCAATCTCCTCATGATCCGTGGTCGCGTCGTGGAAGCCATGTTCGGTCAATGGCGCTTTACCAGAGGGCACGCAGGGGAATACCCGGTAGCCCAGTTCGGCATAGCGGAGAGCAGCGGTCAGCAGCTCGGCTGGCGTCACCACGGAATCTCCTCCTCCGCGGCGACCGCGTTGTAGCCGAACGGGAAGTCGATGGCGTCCGCGGGCAGATCCTTGCTGTCCGGCGGCGGCGGGACGTCGCCCAGCTCGTAGCCGATGATCCGGTCAAAGTCCTCACCTGTGACGCTGCGGACGGTGATCTCGCGCGTCGGGGCCAGGCGTCCGGCCTGAGCCAGGGAGACCGCCTCGTCCGCCGACTCCGGGACCGGCTCCCGCGACCGCCGTCTCCACCAGGCGACCGCCTTCTGCCGGGCGTAACCGTCGTGCTCGAAGCAGACCCACTCCGACTTGTACTCGTTCCAGCCGATCTTGTAATCGACCCGCATGGTCCTCGGGGTGTTGTCCGGCGCGCCGCGCTTCTTATGGACGCTGTAAAACACGTCGCGGACCGCGTACTTGGTCGTCGTCACCTGCCCCGAGAGGATGCCCGCTTCGCTCGCCCTGGCGTCGTGCTTCTGCCGCTCCGGCGGCGGGAACTCGTGGCCGCAGTCGGGGCAGCGGGCGTAGCCGGCGGCGATGACCGAATGGCACGCGGGGCATTCCTTCGCCGGGGCCTGCCCACCGCCTGCGTCGCGCTCCGTGACCCTGATCTGGTCCACCGGCCCGTGCCGCAGCACGTTGCCGCCGAAGTCCAAGACCAGGCAGTTGGTCTTGCTCGGGTGCAGGCGGAAGCCGCGGCCGACCATCTGGTAGTAGAGGCCTGCCGACAGCGTTGGGCGGATCAACGCCACGCAGTCGATGTTCGGAGCGTCGAAGCCGGTGGTCAAGACGTTGACGTTGCACAGGTACTTCAGCCCGCCGCGCTTGAAGCGGTCAAGCAGGGAGTCGCGCCGGTCGGTCGGCGTGTCGCCGGTGACGAAGCCACAGTCGATGCCGTGCTTGGCCTTCAGCACCGAGACGATGTGTTCGCCGTGCTTGACGCCGCTGGCAAAGAGCAGCACCGCGTTGCGGCTCCAGGTCTGCTCGACGATCTCGGCGCAGGCCGCCTCGACGAGGGCGTCCTGGTCCATCAGGTCCTCGACCTCGCCAGCGATGTACTCGCCACCACGGACGTGCAGCCCGTTGGTGTCCGCCTTCGCCTTGCCGGCCTTGGTGATCAGCGGGCAGAGGTAGCCGCCCACGATCAGCTCCCGGACGCCGACCTCGTAGCAGACGTGATTGAGGAACCCGTCCGGCGTGCAGATCGACCCGGTCTTCAGGCGGAACGGCGTCGCCGTGAAGCCGATGATCCGCAGGTTCGGGTTGATGGTGCGGGCGTCGGCCAGGAACTGCCGGTACATGCCGTCGCCTTCGGGCGGGATCATGTGCGCCTCGTCGATGACGACGAGGTCGAACGCCTCCAGCTCGCAGGCCCGCTTGTAGACCGACTGGATGCCGGCGATGATCACCGGGTGCGCGGTGTCGCGGCGCTTGAGGCCCGCGGAGTAGACGCCGAAGCGGACCTCGGGGCAGACGGCGTTCAGCTTGTCGGCCGCCTGCTCCAGCAGCTCCTTGACGTGGGCCAGGATCAGCACGCGGCCCTGCCACAGGCCCACGGCGTCCTTGCAGACCGAGGCGATGACGGGCGTCTTGCCGCCCGCGGTCGGGATGACCACGCACGGGTTGTCATCCCGCGTGCGCAGGTGCTCGTACAGCGCGGCCTTGGCCGCCTTCTGGTAGGGTCGCAAGAGCAGCATCAGACGCACCGGATGCGGACCACGGTCTTCCCGCCCTCGACGGGCTGACACTTGACGATGGCGAGCTGGACGATCTGGCTGTCGTCCGCGTAGGCCCCGCCGTGCTGCAGCGCGTCGAGCAGGGCCTTCTGCACGTTGTCGATGTCGCGGCGGCGGTTGTCGGGCGGGTAGACGTCCACCTCGACCGCCAGCGCGCCGGCCAGCGGGTTGACGCGCCGGGCCGCGAGGATCGCCAGCACGCGCTCGCGAAAACGGCGGCCCTCGCGGCTGATCAGGGTGCGGAACCCCACCCGCCGCCAGTAGTGGTTGATCGACGGCGGGTAGGGCAGCTCGGCCTCGAACATCAGTTGCGCCTCCACGGCGGCGTGCTGTTGGCCGACGGCTGGGCGGCTGCCGGCTGCGGGGCTTCTTTCTTCGCGTAGCCCTTGATCTCGTTGGTGATCTCGCCGGTGTCGTCGCGCTTCTTGCACTTCACGGAGATGACCAGGGGCAGGTTGTGCAGCTCAACCGAGTCGTTGGGGGCCAGCACGCCGACGGCGCGGCAGATGGCCGACAGCTCGGCGCGGGCGATTTGCACCGCCGTCGCGTTCGGGTTGTCAAGGTTGAGCCGCGCCCAGAGGTAGCGGTTCTTGTACGGCCCCTCGATGACCTGGAACGTGAGCTGGAGGTAGTGCCCCGTGTTGGCCTTGTTCGGCTTCATCTCGCTATCGGTGATGACGGCGAGATACTTGCCGGCGGGGATCGGGTCGAAGTCGCTGGTCGGTTCCACGGTATTGGCGTCGAAGCCACGCAGGTCAGCCATGTCAACTCGCTCCGTTGGCAGGTTGGTGGTTGGAAAGGGCCGCGACGAACGCCGCCCACGACAGTGGCAGGTCCTCGGTCAGCCCGTATCGGTTCTTGGCGATGCACGAGGGGCCGCCGACCGTCCGCAGGACGCGCTCGCCGCCGTCCTTGCCCAGGGCGTGAGCGATGGTCCGCTTGCGGCCGAAGCCGGCGTCTTCGGTCTGGGTGCGGACCTTCCGCGTGGCGAAGAGCACGGCATCGCACCACTCGCTGACCAGCGCCGCGGCGTGCTTGTGCAGGCGCGGCGAGTAGCGGTCGTAAGGCGACGACTCGGGGTCCTCGAACTTCTCGACCTTGGCGTGGGCGATCAGGACAACGACCATGCCGCGGGTGTTGCGGAGGGCGTTGAGGTGCTCGACGACCTCGCGCCAGTAGGTCAGGGCGTGGGTGTAGCCCTTGGCGTAGCCGCCGTCGGCCTTCTCGATGCTCTTGGCGCCGGACTCCTGGCAGACCTTGTCCCAGATCATCCGCTCCAGCCAGTCGAGTGAGTCGATGACGACCGTCTCGTACTCATGCGGCTCGGACCGCAGCTCGGCCAGCGCGGCGAGGACCTCGTCGTAGGCCGTGGCCAGGGGGAACTTGTCGCAGTCGATCTCGTCCAGGCCGTCCTCGGTCTGGACGAAGACCGGATTCGGCGCGCCGGCGGCGAAGGTGGACTTGCCGATGCCCTCGGTGCCGTAGACGAGCAGCCGTGGCGGCTTCGGGGTGCGGCCCCGCTGGACGCGGGCCATCAGGCTCATGCGTGGACCTCCTCGGGTTGGTGGTTGGGCTTGTCGGTGACGCGTTCGACCCGGAACGCGTCCGGGCCGAACTCGCGGTGGATGAAGCCGACGAACAGCCGGTTGAAGTCGCGGCCGACCGGCGTGCCGGCGTCGATCACGCAGGCACGCCGGTCCGGGTCCAGGAGGTGGGCCGCATCGAGGCGGACCTGGGCTTCGCCGTACAGGCTCTCCGTGCCCCAGATGGCCAGCAGGAGCGTGGCCTCGACCTCCTCGAGCGGGACGTGCGGCGGGAAGGAGTAGCGGTAAAGTTCCTTGGTCATGTCGCGCCTCTTCCGAATGACGGGCCTCTACTCGTAGACCTACCCGGTCCGCAGGCGGGTTGACGCAGGGCTCAGAGATAATCCCGCAGCCCCGCGCCCTCGAAGGCGCGACGGAGGTGCTCCATGCGCCGCAGCAGCGTGGTGCGGGGCAGGCCGAGGTCGCGGGCGACCGCGGAAACGGAGTCGTGCTTGAGCCGCTCGGCCACGTCCCGGAGGTCCGCGGGCAGCCCGGCCAGCACGTCGGCCACGTCGCCGGCCAGCTGCGCCCGTTCCTCGTCGCTGCGGGGGTCGCGGCCCAGCCGGGCGTCCTGCTCGCGCCGGCCGACCGTCTCGGCCAGCTCGACCGGGCCGTTGTCGCCGGTCTCGATCAGGACGTGCAGCGACGTGGCCCGCCGGTGGTCGCGCTTCTCCGCTTGCTTGTCTCGGAGGAGGCTGGCGGCGTGGCGCTCGACCACGGTGGTGACGAAGACGTGCCAGTGGGCCTCGCCGGGGTCGAAGGCCGGCAGCTGCTTGAGCAGCTTGAGGGCGAGTTCCTGCTCGATGTCGTCCCGGTCACTCCGGGTGAAGCCGGCCCGGCCCACGAGCTGCCGGGCCTTGCGGCGGATCAGGCGCGCCGCAAAGGCATCAAGCTGTTTCGGACTCGACGGACTGTGGTGAGAGGTTTGGGG